ACAGAGCCTCAGTCCACTACAACCACGGCTGCAACCACGTCAACAACAACAACGACGGAAGTGCCGACAACGACCACACAGCCAGCGGTTGTAGTCGCCCCTGTAGCGCCTGAGCCAGAGACCACAGTCCCAGAAGAGACCACGACAACCACAGAGGTCCCGCTGCCTGAAGAAACAACGACAACAACGACAGAGCCAGAAACGGTAACGACAACAACTGAGCCATCTCCTCAGACTACAGTTGATATTTCCAAAATAGACCAATTGCCAGATGCACAACCTTTGGATACTGCTACCCTGAATGCAATTATTGACAATGTAACTTTAGATAAAAATACATCTGCAGCCGAAGCAAGCGCAGTTCTTGTTGATGTATTAAATGCTGACATACCAGCAGAACAACTGCAAAAAGTGATGGATGCTGTATTCAGTGAATCAGCATCTCAAGAGCAGGTAGCCGCCGTTGTAAGTAATTTGCTTGAACAAGACCTATCAAGTAGCGAACTTGCCGCAGTATTCAACGCCGTATTTGACGGAGACCTATCTGGAGAAGAAACAGTTGCATTGGCCGAAAAGATTCTTGACTCTCCCCTAAGCACCGAAGAGTTCAGCACTGTAATTAATGCAATCTTTGACGAAAAAGTATCAGATGACGTTTTGCTTGGAACATTTGATGCAGTTCTTAGTACTGAATTAGATGGTGAAAAATTTGCTGAAGTAGTGAATGTGCTTGAAAATGCAACTATTAGTAATGACCAAGTATCAAAAGTTGTTGATTTGATTATCGGACAAGATGGAGGGGTTTCTAGTGACCAAGCAACAGAATTGGCGACCAGTGCAAAAGTCCTTGAAAGCATTGACGCATCACAAGCAACTGAAGTGTTTGACGCGGTCGTCGTTGCCGAGGTCTCGCTGGAAGAGGGGCAAGCGATATCAGAGGCCCTTGCCAATGCCTCAGTAGATGTTAAAAACGCCTTCCAAGAACAAATAAATGTTTTTGCGGGAGTGTTTGATACCTATGTCCCACTTGGCTCGTCAATCAACGTAGGCACAAGAAGGACGCTTGTTGCTGCAGGAGCGGCTGTAGCAGCCGTTGGAGCCACTAGTGCATCTACCCCTTCTGGAGGCAATTCTGGCCCTTCTGGAGGCTCTGGAGGCCCTTCTGGAGGCAGTTCAGGTGGTGGTGGTGATGTTCCAACACCAGATAAGAAAAACGGTGCCAAAAAACAACGCCGTGCGCGTCGGCGTGCTCGCGTAAAGTAGCCGACCCCTCCTATACCAGTGGGTAATGATTAAATAAAATTACCATTCCCACTTGGTAAGGATTCAAATATGCTGAAAAAGATTCTCGGAGAACTCTCGTCCCTTGGCTGGACTCTGGCTGGAACTGGTTTAGTATTGATTACCCTTAGCGGCCAGACTCAAAAATGGGGAATTTATATGTCGGTTGCCGCCTTGGTGATTCATATTATTGGATTTGCCGCTAACTCTGGAGATGATGAGTAGTGGACCAAGTGCTTGCTGCGGTTGTAACCACAATCGGATTAATTGTGGTTGCATTAATTGAAAAAGACCGTCGCGCAAGCAAGAAGCGCTGGCAAGAAAATAAAGATGACCACAACTTCGTCGTTGATAAAATTGAGAATCTGGGTAAAAGTTTAGGAATATCTATTGACCGTGTTGAGCGTGGCGTAGAACGAACAGAAAAAAAATTAGATAATCACATTCGCGACCATGCAAAAGGCGAATTCGATTAAGGGCAGACACTGAATAAATAACGGTTAGTGGTTATATGCTGTTAGGCACACCTAATACGAATTAATGGAAAAGACAATGATTGATTTAGAAAACATAATTGAGATGGTCAAACGCGAATGCAAGGGCGAAACGACCCCAGAAGAAAATGCTTGGTTTCAAAATCCAGATAATCATTATGCTTGGTGCAAAGCACTAAGTCAAGCGATTACTGAATTTGAATTGCAGTTGACTTATCACAAAGACAAAGTTACACTAATGGCCTCTGATGCAAAACTCGGCATTATTTCTGCACAGGAATATATGTTTGAAAAAGAAAAGTTTGACCAGTGGCAACGTAAAGGATTGCGTTATCGCGCTGGAATTCATGGTCGTTTGACCGAAGTAAAAGCGCTTCTTGCAGAAAATCCAAAAATGGATGCAGTTGAAGAAGTCATGCGATTAACAAAAGCGATTCAAGAACATAAGCAAGCACTTCAGGAAAATGGTGACCCAGATACATTTGATTACATGCTTTGGGCATCAATTGATTCAACTGCATAAATAAGTGGATGAGAATACCAAACGCTTAGCGGTTGCTTTGCGCGCTATCGCTTCAATGTGCGATGGTGCTGAAAATCTTGACAAACTTGGATTTAACAAAGCCGATTCAAGATTTGGAACTCAAGTTGCATTAATTCCAGAAGATAGATGGACTCCTGCAATTTGTTATCAAGTTTGGTTGATGCTTGCAAAATATTCAAAGCAATTAAAAACTGTCGGAATTGATTACGACTCCTTAGTTCCCCCATCACGGACATTTTCTGAGGCATCAACAGATGTTGATAACTTAGTTTTAAATAGACGTAAAAATGGTAGGAATAATATTTCTTATACCCCAGACGGATTTGCAATTGAGTGCGAATATGAAGAACAGTTAATAACTGAAATTAAAACAATTCCAGGAGTCACTTGGATTCCTTCTGCGTCTTTGTGGATTGCTCCAAAATCGGCTAGTGTTGAAGTAGCAAACTTTGCTGAAATTTACAATTTTTCAATAGATGAAAACTCTAAATCAGAATTGCCAGAACCGATGATTACTCAAACTACCTACACGCTGACTGTTAATAAAAATGGACAAGCGGTTTTAAAGTTCCCTTTCTATCCAGACTCTCTAGTAGATGTCAAAAAACTTCCTGGACGAGTATGGAATCCAAAGCCAAAACACTGGACTGCAATACTTTGCCTGCAAACTCTTGACTTTGCGGATAAATGGGGATTGACTGTCGACGATGATATCCGCACCCAAGTAGTGGAAGATGCAAAAAAATCTGCTCTTCTACTTGAAAGGTCATCATCAACAGATGCAGACATAGAAATTCCATCTCTTAATGGAAAGTTGATGCCGTATCAGCGTGCTGGAGTTCAATATGTTTCAACAGTTGGCGGAAGATGTTTAATCGCTGACCAAATGGGTTTGGGAAAAACGGTTGAGGCAATAGCCGCCCTTGAGCACCTCGACGCATTTCCAGCAATTATTGTTTGCCCCGCCTCACTAAAGGAAAACTGGAAGCGCGAAATAAATAAGTGGTTGCCACATCGTACTGTCAATGTTGTTGATGGGAAAGGTGCAATTATGTCTGTTGACGTTAATGTCGTTAACTATGACATTGTTTCTCGTTTTGTGGAACCACTGCGACATTTGAAGCCAATGGGTCTTGTTCTTGATGAGTCGCATTATGTAAAAACTGGAAAGACAAAACGAACTGTTGCAGTTAAGGATATTGCAAAAGCGGTGCCTCGTTCTGGAACTGTGTTGTTGCTGTCTGGTACTCCTATTACTAATAGACCAGAAGAACTTGTTAGCCAATTAGAAATTCTTGGCACAATCTCGAAGTTTGGTGGTAAATGGACATTTTTAAAGCGTTATGCAGGAGCGCATCATAACGGATTTGGATGGGATACAAAAGGCGCATCAAACCTTCAAGAGTTGAATGTTAAGTTGCGTCAAGTGTGCTACCTGCGTCGCACAAAGGATGAGGTGCTAACAGAACTTCCACCAAAGACAAGAAGCGTAATTCATGTTGAGCCGTCTGGTAAGGGTTACACAGATTACAAAAAAGCAGAAAAAGACTTAATTGCATTTCTGAAAGAAAATGGTTATAGGGGTTCTGACTCAGCAGAGCATTTGCGTCGTACTGGCGTTCTAAAGCGTCTAGCAGCAGATGCAAAGATGGATGCAGTTACAGAATGGATTGACTCATTCCTTGAATCATGCGATAGAAAACTTATTGTGTTCGCTCATCACGTTGCAATAGTTGATGCTCTCGCAGCAAAATATGGTGGGCTGCGAGTTAGCGGTAGAGACTCTCTTGCCGATAGACAAATTGCTGTTGATAAGTTTCAGAATGACCCTGAATACAGAGTTATTGTTTTGAACCTTCAGGCTGGTGGGGTTGGTCTGACCCTCACCGCTGCATCTGATGTTTGTTTTGTTGAACAAGGATGGACTCCTGGAGAACACGACCAAGCAGAAGACCGCGCTCACCGATTGGGTCAAAAGGGAAATGTTCAGGCTTGGTACCTTCTTGGTGCAAATACGATTGATGAGGATATTTATGACCTTGTCGATGCAAAGCGGTCTGTAGTGGATGCTGTGACTGAAGGCGACGAGGCAGTTCAGCAAAGCGTTATCGGCGACCTAATGAAGCGTTTTTACAGTAAATCGCAGCCATAGTAGTCATATACGGGCTCTATCGGTGAGACTGTAGTCAACCGATTCACAAGGAGCCAGACATGAAAGCAACAACCGCAGCAGATGGTGTAGCAAAAGGTGGCGCAATGGGCGCCGTTGTTTATCTTTGCAATAAGTACAACATCGACCCAATGCTTACAGCGCTTGCAATGCCACTCGTAGCAGCAGCACTTGCACTTGTATCAACCAAAATTGGCGACCCAACAATCGCTTCGTTTTTTGGAACTTCGGAGAAGAAGTAATGTCAAAGGAAAATTGGCCTGTAGTAGAAATTAAATTCTGCGAACACCTTAAAGGCAAAAAGCCAAGCGAAATTACTTCTGCAATGCTCCGCAAACTTTCTTGCGGTGGACATATGCACCATTGTGCAGCACGCGCATTTGAAGCAATGAAAGCAGCCGCTGCAGCAGAAGGTGTAGTCCTAAAACCGACTAGCGACGGCGACACATTCCGCAGTATCGAGGCCCAGACCAAAGGCTTCCTTTCTAGGTACACAAAGGACGTTGTGGAGGGCACCTCAACCCGCACTTGGAATGGCGAAAAGTGGTACCTCAAGCCTGGCAATGCTCCTTTGGCAGCCCCAAATGATGATGCCAAAACTTGCTCGCGCCACATGCTAGGCCTTGCTATTGACATCGCTAATGCAAATGGCAAGATTCTGAACTGGCTCCTTGCCAATGAGCAGAAGTTTGGATTCAGCCATGAAGTCGTGAATAACCCTGGCGCAGAGCCATGGCACATCCGTTTTACTGAAGGTCAGGCAATGCCACAAGCAGTGCTGGATTACGAAGCAGCAGCAGGAATCCCCCAATAGGAACCCTCCAACACTTTCATCGATATTTCAGTAAAATCATAAAAGAAATTAGCCCCTAAAGGAGTTTAGAAATGGCCGCAAGTACCTCTACAATTACGTTCGATGTTCACGACTGCAAGGTGTACCCAATCACCTCAGATACTTCGGGAAGCATCGTCTATGGCGCAGCAGTTGACGTTCCTGGTATTCAGGAAGTTTCAGTTGAGCCAAACTTTGTAAACCAGGAATTGAAGGGTGACGGAAAAATCGTTGCTAAGAAGGGCAAGATTGACCGCCTCAACTTCAAAGCCGCTTACAGCGAATTGAATCTTGAAGTTCTCAAGACCATCTTCGGTGGTTCGGTTGTTGCTGCTGGTTCTGGTTCGACAGAAACCGCAACATACTCATTTGATGGTGCAAGCCTTCCATACTTCAAGGTTGAATTCTTGGTCTCTGACCTCGAAGCAGACCTTGCCGAATTGGTATTCGTTCTCAACAAGTGCCAAGTAACTGGTGGAACGATTATGTCAGGCTCGACCGACAACTTCGGTAAACCAGCATTTGATGCAGAAGCAATTCTCCCAATTGCATCTGGCCAAGGCTTCGGAACCGTTCAGTTCCGTGAGTCAGCATCTGGTCTTAGCGCTTAATTAACGCTTAATACCTAAACTCCATCGTAGACGGCGGCCCGAAAGGGTCGCCGTTTGCATTACCCATGAATAGTCTGTATAGTGAGCGCATGGATTATTCACCAATAGTATTAAAAAATAAAGGCGTTCCAATCAAACTTGCGCAAGTGACAGCACTAGGTGCTGATATTTTTGA